AGGTCCTCCGTGTGCGCCTCTGATTTGGGGCACGCGATTTGAGCCCATCGCAAAGCAGATTTACGAGGAGGACACCAACTGCTCCATCACAGACGTGTCGTGTGTCCAGCATCCCGTGTATGCCTTCCTCGGTGCCTCGCCCGACGGGATCATCTTCCCTAAGGGACCGCGAGACACGCGCTTCGGTCGGCTGGTCGAGTTCAAGTGCCCCTTCTCGCGTGTGGCCAAGGACGGCGTGCCTGCGGCCTATATCCATCAGATGCAGATGCAGATGGAGTGCACGGGCATCGACGAGTGTGAGTACGTGGAGTTTCGGTTCAAGCAGGTGTTCTATGCAGAGTGGGTGGCCTTCCAAGGTCGCAAAGGTGTCTTTGTGATCTTCGAGGACGATACAGTCAGTTATACGAAGGACGCGTCGTGGGAGAAGGAGCATCAGAAGGTCCACTGGATCCTGCAGTCTGTGAAGAAGGACTTTGTACCCAAGGACCCCCAGTGGCTGCCCAAGCACCTTCCTGAGATGAAGTCCTTCTGGGACGAGGTCGTGAAGCATCGCGAGGCAGGAACCAAGCCTGGGGCCTTACCGTCTACAACAGTAACGATAGACCTTTGACCACCACGAACGCTTGTCCGCGAACTTGACGTTCCACTCCGCGATCGTGTACCGATTCCCCATGCTTCCATTACATCGCCGACAAATGGGATACAGGTTGTCAAGAGTCGTCTTGCCACCCTTGCTCTCAGGCACATCGTGTCCGCACTCAAAGTCAAAGACATTGATACGGTTCTGGCACCAGGTAATCGTGCAAGGCGAGGAGAAGACATGTCCACAGCGAAGGATCCATACTTGTTCTCGCAGTGCCACCGGTATTTTTTGCTTATGAGCCATTAGGCTTTATCACGTCGTCTCCTGTAGACGCCCAGGTGGAGGACCGCCCGACAACTGCAGGAATGCGCGGTACGCATTCACCTGGAACGGAGTCTCCTTACCTTCCAACGGCGGGCTATTGACCATGGGCGCGGGCATGTGGTTTGTCCGCTGCTCGTAGCTGGAATCCATCGTGACGTCCGTCCGCTCGACACCGCGAAGGTCGTTGAACTCGGGGGCAGGACGCTTGGCTTCAGGGGAAAAGAAGGTCAGCCATGCGAGCCAAACGGCCACCAAGGCTGCAACAAGCACAAGGAGTTCAGTCATTGTTTAGAGACCCCGAAAAAAAGGGATTGTTTCGTCTCTTGCTCAACAACAAGCATGGCGCCGACTGAGGAAACTGCTCTTGAGACCCTGCGACTCTTCTACAGCCGCCGCGGACTTCCGACCGATACAGTTCGTGTCACGACGGAAGACGTGGAGAAGGCGAACGTCTACACCATCGGAAAGGTCTTGGTGATCTTCAATCAGAAGCAGACGACGTCCCTGACCGACATTGTTAACTACCGCAAGTTCGCAGCCGAGAATGCCTACGCCCAGGGCATGGTGATTGTCTCGCGGTCCAAGCCGTCCGACAATGCGCTGCTCGCCATGAAGGCCGCCGCCAAGGACAGGGTACAGTTCTTCTATCTGCCCGAGTTGCAGTACGACATCACCCAGTCGCGCTGGTCCATGCCCCACCGCATCCTCAAGCCTGACGAGGTCACGGCCCTGCTGAAGGACAAGAACATCACCAAGCCCGAGGTCCAGCTGTTGTCCATTGACTCGCAGGATATCCAGGCTCGTATCATCGGTGCAGTCCCCGGCGATATCGTCGAGGTCATTCGGCATAGCGACACCGCGGGACAGTCCAAGGTGTGGCGATACTGTGTAGTGGACGCAAATGTTGTCTGAACACAATGAGTGCCCCAGGACAGGCTACAGATGGACAGTTGGCCGACCTAGAGAATCAGTATCAGGCAGCCAAGGCGGACTACGATACAAAGGTCTCTGCGGCCATGGCGCTGACGTCGTCCAATGAAATCAATGCCGCAATGAACAACGTGCTCACAGCCAAGCAGAAGATGATTAACATCCTGAACCAGATGGTGTCCGTGACGACACAGGCGACAGAGAGTACAGACCTGGAAACGAAGCGCCACCAACTGCTCGACCGCCTACACGATCTGGAAGTGCAGTACAATCTCCTGTCCACAAGTGACGACCAGATCAAGACGCTGGAACGCATTCGCGCTCGCGAGGAGGAAAAATTTGAAGGTCCGTTTTTGATCTACTCGGGGCTCTTTATCCTTGGGTGCATGGCTCTGGCTGGCGTCATGATCATGAAGGGTATCTAGAACAGACCGTTCACAAAGACTGCGAACATGCCAATCACAGTCACAGCGACCGCCTTTGCAACCAGTACCGACATGTTTTCGGTCTTTTCTGAGGTATTCACCTGGGACTTGGTCAAGGTGTCCTCAAGCTGGGGCAATGTCTTTTCGTATCCGTCGAGTTGTGCGTGGAGAGTCGCGACATCAGAACCGATGCCGACGTCTGCATTCGTAGACGTCTGGATTTGAGACTGTGAGTTGGTGATTTCACTCTGCCAGTTGGTCATTTGCAGGTCAAGCACTCCTTTTGCGGCTGCAGTTGCCTGCGCTGCTGCTTGGTCCTGTGGATTCAATGTGGACGCTGTCAAGAGCGTCTTGTAACTGGTCAGCTGGTCTTGAAGGTCTTGTGGCAGGGTCACCGTCTGGGTAGAAGGGGGTGGATTTGTCGCACGTTCCCTCGGTGCCGACACGTTGATGATGAACAGCAATGTGGCTGCGAGAAAGACAAGCCACTCAATCATTATCTCTTGCCTAGTAAACAAAATGCCCGTCCGTTCCTTCATCGAACTGGGAAACAACGGCGTTCGTCACGTAGGCCTGACATCGGACGCATCGGAGCACACTCGATACATTCGCATGTCGGCTACGCTGGCCCCCTACCTTTCCAAGGGAGTCTCTCCGGTCCCCAATGCGCTGGGCTGGAGGAGCATGGATGCGAGCCGCGACGCACGTCTCATTGCGCCCATCTACGGCACAGTTCGGTCTTTTCTTCCTAACAGAGGATAATGAGTAGCGCACCTACACAGGCCCAGCAGGATGCGGCGGCAGCTTCGGGCATGTTTGACCCTGATTGGATTACGCCAACAACACCTACCGATTCTCAAGCCAGGGCAATTTTTGCACGGATCGAATCCATGGCTGGAGTGACGCTCCAGCAGGCCTATCAAGAAGCTCTCGCATTCGCACGAGAGGTAAAGTCCAAGGCACAGGGGTTGATGTCGAAGCACTCCAAGTTCTTCTCGACAATCCCAGATGTAGCGGCGAACCCAGTGGTCAAACTACTACAAGGCACGGACGATGAACTGGTCGGAAAGATAAACTCACTCATTGCCCTGGCCGTTCTTGAAGTAGGGCGGGAACTAGAGCATAGCGGTGGCGGCAAGATTGACCGCGATGCGATTACCCGAGCGGTGAATACTGGATACGACAGGGTCAATACGATTGTGAAGGACACGATCAAGGTCCCGATGAGTGTGTTTAGCATGCCGCTCCCCCCTGGTGACCCCGACCCCGAAGGGAAAGGCAACGAGATCATATCCGAGTTTTCTGGTCTTGCGCTGGAGTACGGAATCAAGGCGAAGGCATTGCTAGAAAAGTACAGCGACCCTGTCACGCGCGACGAGGTGACTCGCCTGTTACAAAACTACTACGTGGATCAACGGACTCCAGGATGGACGCCTGCGCCCGTACCTACGACGTGTGGCGCTGATCAAATCAAGGCCTCGGATGGATTGTGCTATGCTAGATGCGTGGGCGCCGACTACACGTTCAACGACAGTACGCACAAGTGCGAGAAACGCGAAGGCGATCCAGTCGCCGTGACGGATGCGTTGAAAGGTGTGCCGCCACATCCAGCTACGTCTACGATTCCGCGCACGATTATCGAGTCATTCTTGGGAGCTGTCGAGCGGTTTACCGAGTTTCTTCCTAGTGACGGCCTGGCGCAGCAAGAGCAGGCCGCGGCTGCCTACCGCGCGGCCGAGGATCGGGCCGCACAGGATCATGAAGCCCAGCAACGGGCCCTACAAGCGCAGAACGAGGGCGTAAACACGGAGGCACAACACGACAACAAGATGGCCATGTACCAGTCGTCCCGGCTGAGGAAACAGACGGGTGATATGATTGACGACTTCTTGGCCAACACCCCATCGCCTCGGCCGGCGACGGCAGGCACTCCCGACGCACAGGAGGTGAAGCAGCGAAAGAAGATCCTGGACATTCAGGCCAAGCATCTCTACGTGATTCAGGCGGGACTGCTCACGATTCTGTTCTGCATCCTTGCGTTCCTGGTCATGCCTGTCTGGGCTGCTCAGATGTCGGTGGTCCTGATTCTCTCAACGGGTATCGCAGCCGCAATCTATCTTTCACAGATACAATGAGCGCACCTACACCTACGTGCCCAGCCGGATCGGTCTTTACACACTACATGCAGCAGGCAGGAGGATTCTGCTCCGCTGGGGGGTTGTCTCTAGGATCGCCCAGATGCCCGGCTGGCTTTGTATGGAATCCAGCGGAGGCGACGGCAGAGAACAGGACCAACACGGCGGCGAATATCGGGTCGTGTGTAGAAGACCCCGCGATTGCCGCAGCAGATTCAGCTGCCACATCGGCTCAGCAGCAGGCCGCAGCCGCAGCCGCAGCCGAAACGGCACAGAAGGCAGTGGACACGTACACACTGTCCTTCACGGGCCTCCAGAGGCAGCTGCATCAGCTACAGGACACACAGGACCTGATGGCACAGGCACACGGTCTGTACTCGGGCGTCTCGGACGATTTGCACTACTCCATCAATCAGCTGTCGTCCAAGACGTCTGACCTTCAGAACGAAATCAACATCACCAATCGCAAGGTCGCGGCGCCTACGTGGTGGCCGTGGCTCGACATGTTCCTGAACGTACTGCTGGTGTTGGTTCTGCTCTACGCACTCTACGTGGTCGTCATCAAACTCATGTACGTTCATCCCGTCGTTACCCAAATCCAGACTCCATACTAATGGAGATCAACGACTCGCGTAGTGTGCTTGAGTTTCAAAAAAAGACCTTTTGTGGACACCCTCGTGCCCACGTTCGTAAGGTCCTGCTACAGAACGTGCAGTTGGGTCACGCGGATTACGCGTGCTACTGGACGCTCGAACTGCTGTGCTCTGGACTGGTGCATTCCTTGTGGGATGCCTTCTTTGAGGCAGCGGCCCTTCACATCAACCGCGCCAATCCCGCGGTATTCACCTACTTGGCGCAGACCTACGAGAACTACATGCCGCTGGAATCCAGGTATGCGCTGTCGTCCATGACGGACATCCGCAACAACATGGACGTTCGTCGTATCGTCTGCGAGGTGGCGGCAGCTATGTCGACGTGTCGCAAGAACAAACTGCCGTCGCTGCCCACCCTCAAGCCTGCACATGACTTCGACCCGGTGACCATTCAGGAGAGCATCAAGGCTCCTTCGTCCATGTACGGCAAGATCGTGCTGCGGGCCAACGACCCGATGCCCGTCATTGTCCCGATGAACGAGTTCTGCTACTGCATTCGGTCAGATGTGCGCGACCTGACGCGCGCCTTGTACTGGATGTCGTGGGTTCTGACCTTCTGCCGCGAGCACAAGAAGGCGTCCAAGATGGTCCTGCCCTTCGCCAACCGCGCAGACGAGTTCGTGTCCGTGGAACATGGCACTCACCCAATCTGGATTTTCTGGGATGCCGTGCGCAAACAGGCCAGCCACCAGGCGCGGCCGTACGTGGAGATCCTGTACAAGATGCACTGCCTGCGGTGGTCGCCCTCTGACAAGGCCAAGCGCCCGCTCATGCTTGCTGCGATTGTGCTGGTCTGCGAGTCAAACCTGGATGCGACGCCTGTGGCGGGTAACACGCTGGCCATCTCGCAGCTACTGGACGGCATGCCCCGGTGGATTGATGCGATTCAGCGAATGCAGCAGTCCTTCTCGTCTGCGTAACCCCCGAAAACGGAATGCTCTCACAACACACCCAGGCAACCTACTGCTACAATGTTTACTCCGTCTATCTCCGCTACCCGTGTCGCAGGTGTCTGCGGTCTTCACAAGTACCAAAAGGTCGACGAGGTCTTCTACGAGCTCTTCTGCAAGGACAAGGCCGTTGAGCCCAAGATTCGGGCTCTTGAGAAGCAGCTTGGTCTTCGTTCCTTCGGGTCTCTGAAGGACGAGGTCTTCAAGGATGCAAATGTCAAGCAGGTGATTTACTCTGCACTGGACGCTGCCAAGTCGGGCAATGTGGCTGCGGCTCTGGAGGATGTGGAGGTCCACTCGCGCATGGTGCTGAACATGCGCTACTCTCACCTGGGCGAGACGGTGCTGAACCAGCTGGTCTCGGAGGCGCGCGGCGAGGTGTCCAAGAAGCGGGGCATCAACAACGAGGACAAGATCCTGAACACCTACGAGGCGGACAATAGCGTCCAGGTAGTGGAGCGCAACACCAAGAACCTGAAGATGGACTTTCCGACCTTTCGGCTGGTGGGGCGCACGGACGGCTGGGTGGCCGCGCACAATCGCATCGTGGACAGCAAGGACCGCACGCGCTTCTTCCCGGAGGTGCCGCTCTACGACGAGATTCAGTTGCGGACGTACATGCGGATGTCGGGCGCCGTGGAGGCGGAGCTGATTGAGCGATTTCCTGGACAACCCACCCGTGTCACCAAGTTTCTGAACGACCCTGTGAGGTGGGCTGTGAT